TGCTATTTCTGCCCCTCTGCCTTATGTTGCTCTTGACTCGGAAACAACCGGACTATATCCACGCGATGGGCACATGCTTGGTATTAGTCTTAGTTATGAGGCTGATCGTGGAGCTTATATAGACACAGAGTGCTTTGATGAAACTACAGAAGCATTGCTACAACAGTTATTTGATGAAAAGACAGTGATCTTTCATAATGCTAAGTTTGATATGGCATTCTTTGAGTATCATTTCAACTTCAAGTTTCCTCGCTTTGAGGATACAATGTTGCTACACTACTTGATCGATGAGAACCCAGGTACTCATGGTCTGAAGCAGCTAGCAATGAAGTATACAATCTATGGAGATTATGAGAAGCCCATGTACGATTGGATAGATAACTATCGTAAACAAAATGGTATTCTTAAAGGTGATTTCAACTGGGGAGACATTCCTTTCTCTATTATGAAGTTATATGCGGGCATGGATGCGGCCGTAACATTTCTGCTGTATGAAAAGTTTGTAAAAATTAAACAGAACAAGCGTCTAGCTAAGGTCTATGACAACATATTAATACCAGGGTGTCGTTTTTTAACAGACATTCAAGACAATGGTGTCCCTTTTGACAAGCTTCGCTTGGTAAAGTCACAGTCTCTTATGCAAGAGCAGATTGACGAAGCCGTAGTAGAGATGTATAAAGATCCAGCCATTCGTAAATTTGAAGAGATAAATGGAAAAGATTTTAATCCTAATTCTACTGTGCAACTTCGTAGCTTGTTGTTTGACTTCGTTGGCCTCAATCCAACTGGTAAAAAGACTGGCACTGGTGCAAATAGCACAGACGCGGAGGTTCTTGGAGAGCTTGCAGAGCAATCCCACATCCCCCAACTCATTCTTGAGATTCGACAAAAATCCAAGATTAAAAATACTTATTTGGACAAAATCTTACCGCAGTTGGATCGTGATAGCCGACTACGTACAGGTTTTAACCTCCATGGTACTACTAGTGGCAGGCTTAGCTCTTCTGGCAAACTCAATATGCAACAACTTCCTAGGGATAACCCTATTGTAAAAGGTTGTATTAAGGCAGCTCCAGGCCACAAGATCGTTGCAATGGATTTAACAACAGCAGAAGTATATGTCGCGGCTATTCTAGCAAAAGACAAAGCACTTATGGACGTTTTTCGCGAAGGTGGTAACTTTCACTCTCAGATTGCCAAGAAGGTATTTAAGTTGCCTTGTGAAGCAAGTGAAGTAGCGAGTCTCTATGCTATGCAGAGACAGGCTGCTAAGGCTGTAACGTTCGGTATTATGTATGGTGCAGGTGCGAATAAGATTAGTGAGCAAGTAACAAAGGACTCAGGTAAGCCTTTCAGTAGAAAAGATGCACAAGAAGTAATTGATGATTACTTTGGCGCATTCTTTAAGTTAAAAGAGTGGATCGAGGATAACCAAAAGTATATCCAACAGAACGGATTTATTTACAGCTTCTTCGGAAGAAAAAGGAGATTACCAAATGTCGCATCGACAGACAAAGGCATCCAGAGTCATAGCGTTAGGTCTGGTCTTAATTTTCTGGTGCAGTCTGCTGCTTCTGATATTAACCTTTTAGGCGCTATAGACATGAACTCGTGGATAAAAGCAAACAGCAAGAAAGCACGCATCTTTGCTCTAGTACACGATTCCATTCTAGCAGAGGTACCAGATGAAGAAGTAGACGAATACATGTTACAGTTAGCAAAGTTTGTGCAAACAGACAGAGGGCTTTCTATCCCAGGCACTCCCGTTGGTTGTGACTTCGAGATTATTCATGAAGACTATTCAGGCGGTAAGTTCGAGAAAATGTATGGTGATAGGGTTTAGAGGCATACCTAAGATTACCTTCCCAGTTTTCCTGTTAGATTCAGGGAACTGGGAAGAGTATGATGGCCTGTTATTTCTTGATAATATGATTCTGGACGATAAGAATCAGCAGGGTAAGACACTTGGTGCCCGCAGAGTACAGACTCCTCACAAGAATTTACAAGTACTAAAACATATGATTACAAGCCCCAACGGGTTACTAAAACAGAGAACAAAGTATTTTATAGATAACAGTGGTAAACCTTTTATATACGAGAAGACTACTATGTTATCTTTAAAATATTTAAAAATTAGTAAAGTAGAGCTGAAAGAGTCTGCTACACTAATTAGAGTAAGAGGTCATAACAGTCCTTTTACCGTGCCACGCCCTCCCGAAGTAGGATATACATGGGCAGGGATTCTGCATCTCAAAGGCTTGCCTTGGATGCTTTATGAGTATTCAGAGACGAAACTCAAAGACACTAAAAGAAAAGTATAAATATGGCTAAAAGACGAAAAACACTCGCAGGGGCTAGTTTAGAACTACGCGAGATAGAACCTTTAACTAGAAATCAGTTGACTGCATTTGAGTCAGACAAAAACCTAGTGCTACACGGTCTAGCAGGTACCGGTAAAACCTTCATATCTTCTTATCTAGCATACGATGATATGGCAAAAGGGGCTTACCAGAACTTAGTAATTATACGAAGTGCAGTGCCGACTCGTGACATTGGTTTCCTACCAGGAACCGAAAAAGAGAAAGGCTCAGTATATGAGGAACCTTATAAAGATATCGCTAATGATTTATTTGGTCGAGGGGATGCATATGAAATCCTCAAGAACAAAGGCTTAGTACACTTTATGACTACTTCTTTTATACGAGGTATTACACTCAGGGATGCAGTTATTCTTATTGATGAGTGTCAAAACATGAGTTTTCATGAACTTGATTCTATTATCACTCGTATGGGTGAGAATTGTAGAATTATGTTCTGCGGAGACTTTCGACAAGCTGATTTAAAAGCGAACGGATTACAAGATTTTATTCGTGTACTTAAAAGCATGGACGCGTTTACTTTCGTAGACTTCCAAGTAGAGGACATAGTAAGATCTGACTTCGTTAAACAATACATTATTGCAAAGAATGAACTGAATTTATGAAAGCAGTTATAAGCCACAGAATTTACATGGATTGCAGTGCCGAGTTGCAGGATAAGATCGATAGAGAGCTTACCTATTCAATTCCTACGCACAATCCTCTTGATCCTCCTCAGATCATTAAGAATATGGGGATCATTCGAAATGGGTTAGTATCACTACCTATAGGGCGCACGGATTTAATACCAGAGCACTATGAGATAGTCGATAAGCGTACTCATGTACCTGTGGACTTTCCTGAATTTAAGTTTGAACTCCGAGACAGTCAGAAGAAAGTTTTTGACGAGATCGAAGACAATGCTATAATTAACGCATGGGTCAGTTGGGGAAAGACTTTTACAGGCTTAGCTATTGCAGGTAAGCTTGGTCAAAAGACACTCGTTGTTACCCACACTGTCCCTCTGCGTAATCAGTGGGCAAAAGAAGTAGAGAAAGTCTACGGTTTTAAACCAGGCATCATAGGCAGTGGTCAATTTGATCTTGATAGTCCTATTGTAATTGGCAATACTCAGACTTTATACCGAAACGTAGAAAAGATTCGTAAGGAGTTCGGGACTATCATACTAGATGAAATGCATCACGTTAGTAGTCCTACTTTTTCAAAAATCTTAGATACAAACTACTGTAGATATAAGATAGGTTTATCGGGTACTATAGAAAGAAAGGATGGTAAACACGTTGTGTTCAGAGATTACTTTGGTAATACTCTTTTTAAGCCACCAAAAGAAAACTATATGACTCCTACAGTACACTTAGTACCTTCCGAGATTCGCTTCATGGACGGTGCTAAGATACCTTGGGCTAACCGAGTAACAAAGTTAGCGAATGATGAAGAGTATCGACACACTATATCCATGCTTGCTGCGGCCTACGCCGCAAGAGGGCACAAAGTGCTAGTAGTAAGTGATCGAGTAGCTTTTCTGAAAGCGTGTGCGGAGTTAAGCGGAGATAAAGCAATTTGTGTGACGGGTGAAGTTGCACACGAGGACAGAGAAGGGCTTGTAGATCAAATTCTCTACGGAGATGCAAACATTTTATATGGAACGCAAGCGATCTTCTCTGAGGGTATATCAGTAGATACGTTAAGTTGTTTGATACTGGCTACACCCGTAAATAATGAACCACTATTGACACAGCTTGTAGGTCGAGTGATTCGGAAGAAAGAAGGTAAGATCAGTCCTGTTATTATAGATATACACCTGAAAGGAAATACGGCTCGAAAACAAGCCTCAAATCGTGTCGGGTTCTATATGAAGCAGGGTTGGGACATGAAGTACCTTTAAAAAAATAATTCTTGACAACTTGGTTAAAAGGATGTATAATAGTGCTCTTATTTGATTGGAAGAAGGTTTTTGATACGGCAGATGGCAATATTGCTACTTGTAACACGATCATGGAAATGTTAATAAACCAACAGATCCCTCGTAACAAGTTCGACCGTATTTATAAATATTCTAATAAAAAATTTACAGGTTCTAGTTTTCTTCTTCATGGAGACTTCTTACTGTACCATTCCTATAAGTATACACAAAAAGAACTATGCATATATTACGCACTGGCTTCCTTGAGAAGCTATGCAGATTATGTTGCATATAACAAAACTACGCTAGACGCACTACACTGTCCTGTGCCTCTAGATGAAATCAACGATAACAGGCTACTCATAGTATTACCGGACGAAATAACGTTCATCTATGAAGAAGTCACACTGGAGACTATACACTAATGGCATTATCATTTAATAAGCAAACGGGCGGAGCCCAAAAATCATCCATCAATACCTTTCAATACAAAGACGGCGATAACAAGATGCGCGTAGTTGGCGACATTCTTGCACGTTATGTCTATTGGATCGAAGGCGAGAATGGTAAAAACATTCCTATGGAGTGCCTATCTTTCGATAGAAACTCTGAGCGATTCAACAACAAAGAGCAGGACTGGGTACGAGAGTACTATCCTGACCTTAAATGTGGCTGGAGCTATGCTTGTCAAGTTATTGACCCAAGCGATGGCGTAGTCAAAGTAGCAAACCTCAAGAAGAAGTTGTGGGAGCAGATTATTACTGCTGCTGAAGACTTGGGCGACCCTACTGATACCTCAACTGGCTGGGACATTTGTTTCAAGCGAGTAAAGACAGGCCCACTGCCTTACAATGTAGAGTACCAACTCCAAGCATTGAAGTGCAAGCCTCGCGCTCTTACAGAAGACGAATTAGCATCTATCGCAGACCTCAAGTCTATGGATGATGTTATGAGCCGTCCTACTGCTGACGCACAGAAAGAATTGTTAGACCGTCTCCGTAACCACGGTGCAGAGACTGATGACGAAGCATTAGATGCGGAGTTTAATGTAGGATGATTCTTTTTACGGCAGACTGGCACATTAAGCTGGGACAGAAAAACGTTCCAGTAAAGTGGGCGACAAACCGTTATCAAATGTTTTTTCAACAAGTTTACGAACTAGAGAAAGAATGTGATATGCACATAATCGGTGGCGATCTCTTTGATCGTCTACCGAATATGGAAGAGTTGGAGCTTTACTTCTCGTTCATTCGAGGAGTAAAGATTCCCACTATTATCTATGATGGAAACCATGAAGCAACAAAAAAGAATAAGACATTCTTTACACAGTTGAAACAGGTTTCTCGAGATATTAACCCTTTAATCAATGTAGTAGATATTTCGTATGTTGATAAAGATCTTGGGTACGGCATCTTGCCTTATGCAGATCTGCACAGAAAAGGTAGTATCGATCATTTTGATAAGACTAAGCCCTTATTTACTCATGTCAGGGGAGAAATACCACCGCACGTAAAACCAGAAATCGACCTAGACTTACTAGAAGATTTCCCAGTTGTGTTTGCAGGAGACTTGCACTCTCATAGCAATACACAAAGAAATATTATATACCCAGGTAGTCCAATGACTACTTCTTTTCATAGAGCTAGGGTAAAGACAGGTTATTTACTTATTAATGAGAAAGACTGGAG